AGCATGCACGCTGAACAACATATGGTATTTCTCCCCGGCCGCGAGCACCACGCTGGCCACTAGATGCGATGTGTGGAACGTCAGCACCGGCCTGTCGGTCGCGTCGATCACTTCCCCGACGTGGCTAACAGCGGCAGGAGCGGCGGCCAGCCCGGGCACCGGCCCGGGCGGCCAGTGGATAAAGGCGGCGTTCCCCGGGGGCACTACCCTCCCGGCCGGGGACTATCGGGTATCTATTTACAATAGCGCCGGAAGCACGGACGCTAATTGGGCTCCGAAGGATGCGACAACCGACTACTGGGGTCAGACCATTACCAATTCGGTGGGAGCCCAGGGTATTACATGCGGTCCGTTGTCAGCACCGAAATGGTCGCTGGCAGCATCAGGTTACGTATTCGGCGGGGCCGGTACCGACACGCCTCCGTTCAGCTCGGGCGGTACTGTAGCACCGCATGCCCAGCCGGTGTTCTACCAGCCCGCAGGTTCCCCGACCGGAGCGGTGGGATTCCCGCAGCTTTATGCGGCAGTGGGTGTCAGCTCGAACCAGTCTCAGAATTACTGGGTCGACTTGGAAGCGACCCCGAACACCTCTGTCAACTTCAGCGGAGAGGTATCCGGCGTCACGGTGACCGCACCTCCGGGTACACCGTCAGCCAGCATGGCAGGACCGGTCGCCGCCGCGTCCGTTGCCGCTCTCCCGGGCACGGGATCGGTCAGCACGCCCAGCCCGACGCCAGCCAACGTCACCGTGGCAGCTCCAGCAGGGACGCCAGCAGGCACCGCTGGCGCGTCGGCCGGGCCAGCAGCGGTAACGGTTGCAGCCCTGGCAGGCATCGGCTCAGCCGCTACCACGGTGCCCCCGGCCGCTGCTGCGGTAGCTGCCCCGGCAGGAACCGTATCGGTCACCGCGACGGCCTCACCGGGGTCGGTGTCCGTGTCCGCCCCGGCAGGCATCGCAGGAAACACGCCTCCCTCATCGGGCTCGGTGTCCGGCCAGGTGTCGGCGGTCCTGGTGACCGCGCTGCTTGGCACGCCGTCGGCTACGATACCGGGCGCTACCTTGATCACCGCAGCCCGGTCCATGGCATTCAATGCCCACAGCGCCGTTACCGCCCAGGCTACAATGGAATTCGAGGCTGGCCAGCCGGTGCAGACAGGGCTGACCACGCTCGCAATGGACCCGTGGATCTCTATGTACCCAGGCTAGGTGAGTATGCCGACCAGCATGACGGACCTTATCGCCCGGGTCCGGGCCGAGATCGGTGACCCCCCTCAGCCCTTCCGCACCACGGCGTTAGGCGACGGCCGGACGTCCTGGTTCGACCTGCCCAAGCAGCAGATCCAGGTCATCACTGAGGCCATCATCATCGAGGGCGCGAACATCACGAACCTCGTCGATGCGTCAGCAAGCACCTCCTGGTCGTCAACTACGTCCTATGCCACGGGCGCGTTCGTCACGTACCAGAACCGTTACTACCAGGCGGCGCAGCCGAGCACCAACCAGGTGCCGACGGCCACGGCCTACTGGGCGGACATCACCGCGTCGGCGTACGTCATCAACGACCAGATGGGCCAGATCCAGCTCGGCCAGCCGGTGGACAACAACGCCACCCTGGTCATGGCGGGCGTGTCATGGTCACTGTTCACCGACAGCGAGCTGGCCATATACGTCTCGGACGCGATCAACCAGCACTGCTACAACCGCGTCATCTCCGAGCGGCTGCGCGACCAGTTCGGCCGGATCGACTACCGGGACACGCCGATCACCGCAGCGGTCCTCCCGGCCATCGAGGTGCCGCTGGTGGTCATCCTGGCCACGATCAACACCTTCTGGACCCTGGCCAACGACACCGCCACCGACTTTAACATCGCCACGGCCGAGGGCACGTCGATCGACCGGACCACCCAGTACAACCAGATCATGAGCCAGATATCGGCCATGACCGAGCGGTACCAGATGCTTTGCGGCCAGCTCAACGTCGGCATCTACCGGGCCGAGACCCTGACCTTGCGCCGGACCAGCCGCACGACCGGCCGCCTGGTGCCCGTTTTCACCTCGCAGGAGTTCGATGACCACCGCTGGGCGCAGCGCCAGCTACCGCCGATCGACAAGCGCGACGAAGACAACTCGGACATACCAACGGCCTACTGGGCCGGGCCTTTCGGAGTCTAGCATGGTCACCAAGAAGGAAGCGGGATACGAGGTACCAGCGGCCAACCCGAACACGCCGTGCGGGGGCTGCGCCAACTTCATGGGCGGTAACTGCTCGATTGTCTCCGGGCTGATCGAGACCTATGCGTGGTGCCGGTTCTGGGAGGCGCAGTAATGGCCCGGATCGACTCCAAGCGCGGCCGGATGAACAACGACCAGGCCACCGACAAGGCGTTCCAGGCCATGCGCGGATACGCGGAGAACAACGGCGACTGGCTGACGTACTACCGGTTCGACCCGGACTCCACCGTGATGCACGACGTCTACGACGAGGCCATCAGCGGGGGCCTGCGGTACCTGCCGCCCGTCCGGGTGAAGTGCATCCACGTCACCCACATCGAGGGCTCGAACGAGAATTCCGACAGGGGATTCTACTACAACGACGATCTCGACGCCAAGATTGCCTTCGACCTGTTCGTCCAGGCGGGCATGACGATGGCCGACATCCAGACGGGCAACTACCTCAAGGACCGCGTGCTGTACGACCGGAAGCTGTTCTCGGTCACCCAGCTCGCCATCGCCGGGCAGATCCAGGAGCGCGACTGGGTTGTCGGCCTGTCGGCCACCCAGCTCAAGCCCGACGAGCTGGTCAAGGATGCGCAGTTCGCGGCCTGGAGCCTCGGCGGACCGAACGACCAGCAGGGGACGGAATAAGATGGCACACCTTCCGAACACCGGGGATAGCAACTGGGGTGTCCCGCTCAACCAGTACATCACCAACGTGGTGCTGGCGGCGGCCAACACCGCTAACGCGGCGATCACCAACCACTCGGCGGCCTCCGACCCGCACGGCGACCGGGCCTACGCGCTCGGTATCGTGGCCCCGCTGACGTCAGGCGTGAACGGCCCGAACGGCTTCCTCCAGCTCAACAGCATCGGCAAGATCCCCAATGGCGTGCTGCCTGCCGGTGGCGGCCGGACGTCGGCGTTCGACGTGGTGAAGGACTACAGCGCGCCGACCAACGGGACCGACGCCACCTCGGCCATCCAGAGCGCGCTGAACGACTGCGGGACATCAGGCGGCGGCGAAGTCTGGGTCGGGGATGGCAACTTCGGCATCAGCCTCCCGCTGTTCGTGCCGAGCGGCGTGTGGCTGCACCTGAGCCCGGGCGCGGTCATGACCCGGATCGTCAACGGCGGGTCCGGCGTGGCCCCGGCCTACATGCTGGCCAACTTCAACGGGTCGGTGTCCGGCTCGGGGTCGTCGAACATCCTGGTCGAGGGCGGCAAGTGGGTCTTCGACGGCCCGTCGGCCACCGGCATCCCGATGGCCTTCGTCGGCGGGGACTCGATCATGGTCCGCAACACCAGCATCCGCACCCTGGCCCAGTGCGCCCCGGTGCTGTTCGCGGGCTGCACTAACTCGGCCGTGATCGGCACCCAGTTCTCCACGGCCACCCCGGCCAGCGGCCGGTCGTCATACCTGTCGGCCCCGCCTGCGGTGCGCGTCGAGACGGCGGCCAGCTCGGTCATCGCCGGGCTGAACGCGGCCATCTACTCGGGCGCGGCCTGCAACAACATCGCGATAGTCTCCTGCTCGATCACGGGCGCGACGGCCAGCGACGGCACCGGCCTGTTCACGGCCATCGGCGGCATCGCCGGGACGGTGGCGGCGGTGGCCAGCTCGTTCCACCAGAACATCCAGGTGCTCGCTAACACAGCGGTCGCGCTGCCCGCGTCCGGCGTCTACGCCACCAACTGGCAGACCGCGATCATCACCAACAACCAGCTCAACCTCAACAACGGCTCGGCTGCCGTCACCTCGTGGAACCCGAGCGCGCCCGGGTCGTCCAGCCAGGTCATCGCGAACAACAGCTCGGCCGGGACCAGCGGCGGCCTGAGCGCGTACAAGACGGCGAACACCAGCCGGTCGAGCACCACCAGCCCGGCCCTGGACCCCGACCTCCAGGTGTCGGTGGCGGCCAACGCGGTCTACGAGGTCCGGGCCAGCGTCGGCTACAGCAGCGGCAGCACCACCGAGGGCATCAAGTACGACTTCCAGCTCCCGTCCGGCACGATGAACTACACGGCCAGCCGCAACGAGATCGACTCCTACACCGGCTTCGGCACCATCAACGTCACGGCCTCCAGGACCGTGGCCAACTCGGCCGGGACGCCCGACAATGCCACCACCAACGGCAGCCCGGCAGGCATCCAGGTGGTCGGCACCCTGTTCACCGGGGGGACGCCCGGCACCTTCGGCCTGCTGTGGTCCCAGAACAGCAGCTCGGGCACCGGCCTGAGCGTGCTGGCCGGGTCGAACCTGGTACTGACGAGGATCGCGTAATGCCCTGGCTGTACAACGAAGATGCCGCCCTGAAGAAGAAGCTCCAGGGCATATTCGTGTTCGACGAGAACGCGCCGCCCGGGGGCCGCCCGGTGCCGGTGCGCTACCGGCTGCCGCAGGACGAGCTGGCCGACCTGTCCTACCCCATCATCATCATCGAGAGCGTCGGCCACTTCCCGGCCCCCGAGCGCGAGCACCGGGGCCGCATCCAGCTCCCGTACGCGCCGGAAGGGTACGACGAGTGGTTCTCCGGGCCGGACAATGCCGCCGTGGCAAACAGTCCGTATTACTCGAACTTCCCCATGCCATTCAACTTCGACTACATCGTCACCTTCTACGCCCGTTTCATGGTCGAGCACGTCCAGCCGGTGACCGCGCTGCTGCTGACCGAGCCGTACCTCCCGGCCAAGTTCGGCTTCCTGGAGGTGCCCCAGGACGGTACCGTCAGGTCGATGTTCCTGACCGGAGGCCCGGACCGGCAGTACGGCCAGGACGAGGACGGCAAGCGCATGTTCTCGGTGACATTCCGCATCCGGGTATTCTCCGAGCTGGTCGGACCGGTTCAGAGTTTGACCACGTTCGGCGGTACACTGGTTCCTGTGAACACTGTGGACCTCGACCTGGGGGTCTACAGCGATCTTAGCAACATCAGCATGGATACGCCAGCGGAGATCGAGGCGAACCGAGGCATCCTGAGCGTCAGCGCGGGAAGCTCGTTCAATGCCCTCGGATCGTAGGGAGAAGGCATGACCACACCAGCGCGTCCGGGCGTGTTCGTCACCACCACGTTAACCCCGCTGGCGACAGGCGGCACGGGCATCCCCGGAGAGGCCATCCCCTGCTTCGCGTTACCGTACAACCGAGGCCCGATCGCCCCGACCCTGATCAAGAGCTGGCCCCAGTTCGTCAAGCTGTACGGCAATTTCAACGTGGCCAACGGCAGCTACCTGCACTACGCGGTCTACCAGTTCTTCGCCAACAACGGCAACGCCTGCTACGTGCTGCGGCTGCCGAACACCGACGCGGCCTACGCGACCACCTCCCTCGATGGCGTCGGCTCCGATGTCAGCACCGCCATCCTGACCGTCAAGGCGTCCAGCCCGGGCGCATGGGGCAACCAGCTCTACGTCACCGTGAACACCACGGGCGTGTCCGGGCGGGTCAACATCGCGGTCTACAACGGCGGCAGCACCTCCAGCTTCATCGTGGAGAACTGGGTCGACCTGAGCATGAACCCGGCCGACCCGCGCAACATCGCGGCGGTCATCAACAGCCCGGTGTCCGGCTCGGCCTACATCACGGTCACGGAGTCCCTGGGGGCCAGCGGGTACGTGGCAGGCACCACGGACCTGGCCGTCGTCACCAGCCCGCAAGCGCTCACCACGGGCGCGGACGGGACCACCGCCCCGACCATCGGCACGGCCATCCCGGCCCAGCTCGACACCCTCCAGAGCCAGATCCTCAACGTCAACGTGCCCGGCTGGACGACCACCTCGGACCTGAACACCCTGATCACCTGGGCGCAGGGCCGGGGCGACGTCTTCCTGGTCATCGACGGGCCTGTCCCGAACCTCCCGGCGACCAGCGCGCAGGTGGCCCAGAACTACGTCAACATGGTGACCGGGGGCGTCAACGCCACGGTCCAGGCGGCGATCTACGGCCCGTGGCTCCAGATCGCGGACCCGGCGTCGGCGGTGCCCGGCGCGATGAAGTTCGTCCCGCCCGGTGGCGCGGTGCTCGGCATCTGGAGCTACAACGACCAGGTGTACGGCGTGCAGAAGACCCCGGCAGGCATCCAGATGCCGGTCAAGGCGATCAGCCTGGAGGCGGCCTTCACCCCGACCGACCTGAACACGCTCCAGGCGGCCATGATCAACCCGATCAAGCAGATCCCCGGCAAGGGCTTCTGCATCTTCGGCGGCCTCACCCTGAGCCCGGGCTACCCGAACCAGTTCATCGCGGTCGAGCGCACCCTCCAGATGCTCATCCACGACCTGACGTTCCTGGTGCAGTTCGCGATCTTCGAGCCGAACACGGCCGACCTGTGGGCGCAGATCACGGCGGTCCTGACCAACTACCTGACCCAGCAGATGCAGGCCAACGTGCTGGCGGGCACCACCCCGCAGACCGCGTTCTCGGTGCTGTGCGATGCCAGCAACAACACGCTGTCTTCCGCCCAGACGGGCGTGGTCAACGTCCAGGTCGCGGTGGCCCTGGCCAGCCCGGCTGAGTTCATCGTCATCAACCTGTCGCAGTTCCAGGGCACCACGACGGCCACCGTCACGACGTCATAAGGAAGATCGCATGGCAGTCACTCAGAAGGCGTCCATCGCCCACCTGGCGACGGACCCGTTACGGAACTTCAAGTTCCAGGTGGTCATCCGGCCGAACAGCGGCGGCGCGATCAACCTCGGCTTCATGTCCGTCGCGGGCCTGAACATCCAGGTCGACGTCATCGCGTACCGCGTGGGCAGCTACAACACGACCACGCAGAAGATGCCCGGCCAGGCGGACTTCTCCCCGATCACGCTGTCGCGCGGGCTGGCCGTCGGCACGCCGCAGAACTGGAACTGGATGAAGGACCTGTTCACGGTGATGCAGGGCACCGGCCCGAACACCGGGACCACCGACTTCCGGGCCACGGTCGACGTCCAGGTGCTCGCGCACCCGGTCACCGCCGCCACCGTCAACTACCCGGCATGGTTCCGGGTCTACAACGCCTGGCCGACCGCGCTGGCGTACTCCGACCTGGACGCCGGGGCCAACCAGCTCCTCATCGAGCAGATGACCCTGGCCCACGAGGG